AGAGTCCGGCATGAAATACTACCGTTTCATTGCTACATTAGACAGGCGTACTTCTGCTATATGCCGGTCACATGACGGTCACGTCTATTCCATTGATGAATACCGCCCTGGTGAAAATGCACCACCGTTGCATCCGAATTGTCGTAGCACTATCGCTGGCAGCCTGAAAGGCTGGCATAGCGAAGAGGGCGCTCGAACTGCTAGGAATATTGATGGGAAAACGGTACATGTGCCTAAGGGGATGACATACGATACATGGTATGAAAAGTATATTATCCTACAGCCAGCTCCAGCTAAACCCCTGCTATCAATCCAGTCTATTAAAGACGCTATCTCACAAAAACCACTTAAGGATATGAACGTATCTGATGTGTGTCATATAGGTGAAATGGTAAATCAGTTGTTAAAAGTAGACCAGCATATTGGGGACAAACAAAAGCTAAAGGAAATTTTCGGAAACTTTAGAGAAATGGGATGTACCATCCGAGATGACCAGTGGGCTAAAGGCAGTTCTAAGGTAAATAAAGAAATGCTAAGAAATGCATTTTCTGTATACCCAAAGGCATGGGCAGATTACTTGGACGCTACAAGTCGGAAGCTTTATACGCTCAAGGCTGACAGAGGATTCTTTATTAGCGGGGCTGTAATGGCAAACGGGAAACGTTATGCTACAAAGTTCGACAATTACCGTGAGAATTATGTTTCTATCCATATGAATGGCGTGCGAAAAACAACTCCGTTTCATGAAATTGGGCATTATGTAGAATTCTTTAATTCCGACGCTTTAAAAATATCAAAAGATTTTATCGCTCAAAGAACTAAAGATGAGAACCCAGTAGCGTTGGCGGAATTATTTCCAGGATTTGGGTATAATGATACCGAGATTACCAAAAAGGACGATTTTATCAATCCGTATATTGG